TTCTTTTCGATTTCTGCAAGGCGCTGATCGTTTGTTGCTTTAAATTCTTCAAAAGCACCGTTCAGTCCTTCCAGATAAGTTTTGAGATTATCATCCATGACAATCAACCTTTCTGTTTAGGATTTAAGGATATTGGTGAGGCGATCTAACTCGCTTACCAGTTCAGAAGGCATTTCCTGAGCGCCAGCATCCCGCTGTTCCAGTGCCTTTGCTACAGCCGAAGCTGCAACTTTCGCCTCGCTTCTGGAAAGTTCCGCTGCATCCCGCAGGACTTCTTCCCATTCACGGACTGTTCTGTCGCTCTTTACCGCTGAAACCCTAGCTTTGGGGTTCATAGGAAAGGTTACGGCAGAAATTTCCATAAGGTCTACTGATTTCAAATAACGGCGCTTACCCTTATCGTCATAATCGTAGCCCTTTGCGTCGACGCGGTAGCCAATAGACAAGCCATCAATCGCGCCCATTTTCATCAATTCATAAACTTCGCGGCCCCGCTGGGTTCCCATAGCTAAGCGGCCCTTTACCTTGAGCCCACGACGATCCTCTATGATCTCATCAAAGACCCCGATGGGTTCATCTGCGCGGTGCTGGTAAAGCATTTTTACAGCCTTAGCGCCTTTGCGCCCGATAGACTTAGCGAAAGCGCCCTCAACGACAACATCATTGCCAAGGTCTTTGTTTCCAAAGATTGAGCCGTATCCGCTGAACTCGCCTTTTTCTTCATCTTCCATCGCTTTAATGTCAAACCTGACGTCCAGCGTTTCATCTTTGAATTCAATATCGTCACTCATATCAATTTCCTTTGGGTCTTACTTGCCATGCATGGACAAGCAAACCGCTGTCCGTTGAGTTTTAACTTGTGAACGCAACTTACCATAGATAGATTTTCTTTTCCAGTATGCGGTCAAAAATCAATTTCGCGCCTCAAACGTAAATCACCAAGCCTACGTTCCACCATTTCAATCAACCCATACTCGTCAACTTCGAGCCCCACGCACTCACTTTGCATTTCAAGGTAATCTTCCTTGGTGATCTTTTCCTGACCAACTATTTCTAAAATCCGATCAGCGCTTTGCGTCATCAATTATCTCCTGTATCATTTCAAGAAACAAAGGGTTTACCTTTTCTGTTTGCCCAGAGGCCCACAAAGCAAAGCTTTCCGCGAACCATTCAAAGGCGCTCGTTTCAGCGTACCGACTAGCAAATTCTTTTGAACGTTTTTTCTTTAACCTATAAACTTTGAGCCAACGCTTTTTGAGTTCATCCTCAAATGGTCTGTCTGATGCGGAAACCCTACCCCTTTCGGAAACCCGCCGCCCATAGGTTTGATGGATTTGGTGCCCAAACTCATGATACATTGTTGATCTAAAATAATCCATGCCACCAGTTGAATACTTTTCAACAGTCCAAGGCTTCCTCCCCTCGCCGCCGAGCTTGTAATCAGTTACCTCAGGAGTAGAGATAGAAGCATATTCACGCTTCAATTTCCAAAGTTCATCATTCGCGTCAGATAATTGGAAGCTAAGTGGCCCGCTGCCCCGATCACCAGTTTCAAGAATACTTTGCTCTAGCGAACGCACCCTAGCTTCTGCCTCTTGGATTTTACCTTTTAATTCTGCCCGCCTTGGGACAAGAGTTGCATCATTGGAGGTGTTTATATCTCCACCCCACTTGTTAAAATAATCGGTATTGAAGCCCATAACGCCATCACCCATATCCGCTATGGTACTGCCAGATTGTATTTTTTTATAACCCCTTACCCTTGGGATACCAAAAAGGTCTGCAAAATAATTAAGTTCCTGATTTACAATAGCCATTGCAGTAGCAGCTTCTTTTGTAAGTGAGGCCGCGCCTTGGATTGCTGCAAAATCATTTGCACTGCGACCTTGATAAATTGCACGCAAAGCTTGGTTTGGTTGCTCATCGGCTTCTTTTAACTGCTTTCTGAGGCTTGCTAGGCTTTCTTCTTTCGAAACTGTAGGGAAATCTTCGTTCCTTACCCCCTTAATTATCGGAAGCACCACCTCACGACCGACGGGTAAAGGCGCAAAAGGTTCAAATGGAGCGGGTGGAGGCGGTGGCGGTGGTGGTGAAGCAACGGGAACGTCATCAAAGATTGCGTCCTCATCGGTAAAATAAACCGCAAGGCACCGGCAATTTATATTGTTTCCCGCCCCACCGCTCCCGTCATGAGGATATTTCATCTCGACAGTTTGACCATTGAACGGGACAAGAAACGGCTCATCAATTCCAACCTCTTGCCCATTAGCGGCCGCATGGCCCGATCTGGTTCTAGCATCACTTACTGAAACCCATCGTTTTTTCTGTGAGGGAAGATTTAACTCTCTTGTAGCCGCATCTGTTGCAAATGATGCAGCTGCGTGGGTTTCCGTGCGGGCTATCGTAGCGGCTCGTGCACGACCCATTGCCCCACTTGTGTATTCTCTGATCAATTTAGCCGTTGGGGCTACTCCAAGAGCCTCTTTGTCAGCGACCTCTATGGCCCTGCGTATTTTATTCTTGGTTGTCTGCGTGACCCCTACAACCTTGCTGGCGCCCTCTTTTGCATAATACTGAAAAACCAAAGCTTCGAAAACAGATTGCGCTTTTCTATTCTCAAAAACACGCGAGCCAAACTTTTCGATCACTGCGGAATATGTTGCGCGAAAGACTGCCCCCACCTCTTGCTGCAACTGAGCGTTTGCATTGTCTACATTTGCTCCGCTCTCGTATGCAGCTGCGGCCCTACGCCCTGCGGTGCGGAATAGGGTTTCCATCTTTCTTGCCATCTGCTTTTCGAATTGAAGCCTTAGACGATTGACCTCGCGGATCTCCTTGGCAATCGAAATGCGGCTGGCACTTGCTTTTATGAATACGGGAAACGTCATGCCCTGTTATAACATTTAATTTTTTTTTGGTCTAACTGCATTTTTTGTAAATAGACTATTTACAAATCTGACTAGATCGTTATAAGAGTTTCCATAGCAACTTTAAAACGAGGTAAATAAAATGGAATTCACTCAAATAACCCCACTAATCTTCGAAGCCACAAACAGCAGCTTCCCCGTATCAATCACTTTTATTGATGGATGTGATTGGTTGGTCAAAACAACTTTCGATGAATACTCTGGTTTTGATAGCTTTAACGATGCCGTGCGCTTTGCTGAAACCAAAGTTGATTTCGAAGTTTCTCTAGGTGAAATCATCGCGCAAGCTTAAATCAATCGGGGGCTTCGGCCCCCAAACCTAAATGGAGAAAATAAATGTCCACAAGCTTTTTTGAAATAGTAGCTCATAAGAAGGGCGAAAAAATCCAAACTGTTGTAGAGATTGCAACGGATAAAGACCAAGCCATCAATATCTGCAAAATGCTTTCTAGCGCCGCAACAGATTGGGAATTCAAACAAGTTCCCTACGTTTGCTTTGGTGATGAAACCTTAACCGAAGAGCGCAACAATATGATAGGTGAGGTAGACCCATATTCGAAAATACAAACCCATATTTGGTACTAATGGAAATAGGATAAAGGATGGTATGTAATGAGAAATCCAAACCCATTTACAAAAGGCATTAAACTTATAGAAGTTTATAAAAAATATAACTCGAACAGAGTTGTATCAATGAATGAGTACACGATATTTTTATTAGTATCTGATCTGTGCGCGAACAATTCATGGGCAAGCCAAACTCAAATCGCTAAAATGTCTGGGCTTTTACCCAATGTAGTCAATCGACATCTCTCAACATTAGCCAGTTATTCGAGGGCTAACAATTCATTAAACCTTATTGAAATGGATACAGATCCAAATGATAGGCGTTACAGGCGTTATAAGCTGACAAACAAGGGTCTAGCCCTCAGAACAGAAATGCTTGCAATCTAGCAGACATGAGGAATTACTTTTGTCTCAGGGGCTTCGGCCCCTATTTTTTTGCGTTAATGTATCTTTTTTGTAAATAAGCTATTTACATATTGGGACTTCCCATCTAGGAAGGATGTATAGCAACTTTAAAACAGGGTAAAAAAAATGGAATTCAATTTTGTAGATGGCGCTCACTTCGCAACCAACTCAATCAAGCCAGTTCGGATTACACAGTACGAAGAGGATTGCTTCGAATTGTTTATGCTCAAGGGCGACCTTAATATTCATCACCCAATTTCTACATGCTTCGAGACTTTTGAGGAAGCTGTGCGCTGGGCAGAGTGCAAGGTCGGTATCTCGGTGCAAATGACTGACTTCGAAATCGAACATCTTTGTGTAGCCTAATCTAACGGGGGCGAAAGCCCCCAACCAAATGGAGAAAAAAATGTCTTATGTAGTAAAAACTCAAACCCTCGAAAATTACGGAGCGCATGACACCGATGGTAAATTTTCAAGCGGCAATGCTTACTGGAAATTCAAAGGCGGCACCGATTATATCGTAAGCGATGTAGAGCGCCCCGCCGATGCAATGGCTTACGTGATGGCAGCACACTCACATAACTGCATCTCTATGAAATCAATCCCGACAGAGGTTTTGACTTTGGACCAATGGGAAAAAGAACTTGAAGCATTGGACAGGGATTATGCCGTTTTCCTTGTAGAGCAAGCAGTGAAGGTTTCGCCCCTCACCCAATAAAAAACCAAACTTGCAAAGACAGGGGCTTCGGCCCCTATTTTTTTGTGCTGAGTGGGTGATCCTCTGGGAGTAGATCCGTATCGTATTTTCCCCGCTTAAACCTACCTGTTCGAACAGCACTGAGAAAGCCATTTACTCTAGCGTATGCCCATTGATCCGCAGAATTCACCGTAGGGCGCACGGAAGATGGATTTGTATTGTAAGCCCCCACGCCCCTGCGAAACACCGCCTCTAACATGCGCTGTGTGACCCTCTTGCCCTTTTTGTCGCCATGCTTGTCGTTATGTTCCTTGACCTTTTCTGCCAAACCCTTTTTGACAGCCTCTGAAATTTTAGCTGGCGCTTTTTCTTCAAGAGAGAATTCAACATGGAATTCCTCTATTTCTTCGCTTTTGTCGCGCTCTTTATCAAGCTCGGCCGCTTTGCGCTTTGCCCAAGATTGACCCTCATCACCGCCCCATAGCAACCAAGCAACCAATCCCGCGCTGGGCCATCCAGCCTCACCTCTGCGAAATCCCTCGGCTTGCTTGTCTACCTCATGCCTTGAGAAATAGCTGTGCATACGCCGCACTGTTCTGGGGCTTAATCTTTCCCGCGCTTTGAGTTGCACCGCTCTGGCAACACCCACCTCAGTGCCGCCGCGATTGTATTCTTTACGCAAAGCCAATCCGCGCTCCGCATTTTTTGCCATTGCAGAGGTGGGAACAGTATCTACATCGCTCTCGGCTTTCGCATCTTCGTCGCCTTCTTCTTTCTCACGATGCCGCATATCGTCTGGGCTTACATAGCGGTCAGTGTAGTTCCTCTTATCTCCTATGAGGCTTTCATATTCGCCGTGAGTATCGCAAGGCATGAATACCAGCTTACCATCCACATTATGCTGATGCGTTCCTACGCAGCCTATTTCCGCTGCTCTAGCGGAAGCCTCTCGTCTGGTTGTGAATGTATCCGTATCCACTTCTTCTTTGGCTCCGTATGCGTCTTTCCCAGCTTCTTCTGGATCTTGCCCTTCATCTTCTGCCACTTCTGGGCCACCCAATGGGAATAGGTTTGCAGCAATAAAGACCTCGTCTCCACCACTGATGGGTTGTAAACCCAATCTTTCACGCGCTTCATTGCGTGAGATAATTCCATCTCGAACTGCTGAAGTAACATTTTCATAAACTCTACGTCTCCGCTCTGTCATGGCTGGGATCTGGTCTATATCGTAACTTATAGATATATCATCACCAAACGCTGGTGCGAGCCATTCGTTTAAGTCGCTTTCAATCCTGCGGGCCAATGGGATAATCGTTTCCTCATAAAGAGCCAGACGCGCTTCTTGAACATTCGCATAGGTTTGAGCATCTGGTATCCCGATCAACTGAGAAGGCACACCGAAACAAAGCGCAATATCTTTTGCAGTCATATTCGCTTGGCTCATGAAGTCCATGTCCTTTGGAGACATGCCCATTTCTTTCCAATCAAAATCACCCTCAAGCAACATTGGACGCCCTGCATTGTTGACGCCCTTGAACCTATTGGCGAGATCGCTTTGCAACTGCTCGCGCTGGCCGTCTGATAACATTAAACGATTTCCCGCATCATCAGCGGGCTTAAATACAATCGCTCCCGATGGACGAGCTCCATTAGCTAGAAGCGCAATGTTATGCTTCGAAACCATGTTGTTTTGATCAATCGAAATAGACGCCGCCGCCAAGGGAGAAAGCCCTTGATAATCGTCTAAAGGGTTCCACAACTTAAAATGCTTTACGTCTGCGGCTCCCGTTACCGGATCGGCTGGGTAGGTTTTCACGACCTCTTGCCCTAGCTTATATTTATAAGACTTTGGGATTGCCGTGCTGCTAGGCTCTATTTCAATTCGATCTGGGCGAAGAATGTGCAATTCTCTGGGCGCTCCATTCACATCGGATTGCAGCGCGTAAGAGTTCCCAGACAAAAGCAAATATGAATAAAGGCTTTGGAAATATTCAACGCCAGCTTGTAAGGGATTTGGCCTTGCAAGCAGTGAAATCAAGGGATGGGCTTCAAGCTTTATGTCTCCCTGATAAACACAGAAAGGGATTGAAGCTGCGCCGTTGGCGATCTCGTTTACACAACGATAAACAATCGCGTTTTCTTTATAACCTTCTTGAGCAAAACTTTTGAAGTTATCCTTCTTTGTTCCACTGTATGTAGGGCCACTTATGTGAACCTGTGGCGCTTCTTTACGCTCAAAGGTTTGACCTCTGCCAAATGCAGCCGCAATATTGTCCAAGATGCCCATTAACTTATTCTCCAAACGGGTTGCCCTGTTGACCTGTTTAGCTCAGTGAGCGCCCAAACCAAAGCGTCTAATCTATCGGGTGATTTCTTTGACTGCGGAGTATAGCTAGTCATTTGATCTTCAAGCTCCCTAAATACACCACAATGCGAAACCTTACCCTGCTCATACAGCGCCGCAATAGGCTCTGCCCTTAATATCTTACCCCTCGACGCCCTGACGGGGGTGTAGGGAACACTTCTGTCTATAGTTCTTATCACTTTTTCAACCAAATCGCCACCGTTGTTTACTTCTGCAACTATTCTATCTGCCTTCCATTCATTGAAAGCAGATACCGCCGATTGCGCCCAAGTGTCTGGGGAACC